CTTCTAGAAGGATTGAGGTACTTGCTTCGATTTGTTCGAACAAGTCATAAAGTTTACTTGTATTCATTTTATAATTGGTTTAAAGGTGATGTGTGAGGTAAGGCAGGAGCCTTAGTTTTAACTCTAGTATATAAAGCATTTTTAGGAAGATCTACAGCAGTTAACCCATGATGATTTTTTGTTTTACCGGTTACCCAGTTAGTTATATTTTGAGTACTAGTATTTAAGAAAGCAGCTGCATCCCTTATACTATCGTATTGTCCTACAGAAGTACCGTCTTTAAATAATTCTACTGGACGTCTATTAGGAGACTGAGTATGAAACTTATGCTTTAGTCCGGTAGCAATAGCATGGCGGAGATTAGCACTTCTTGTAACCCATTCTAAATTACTAAAGTGATTATTAGATTTATCTCCATCCCGATGATTTATTTCGAGAATAATACCAGGTTCCGTTTTAGGTTTAGGTACGAAATACATTCCTACTAGTCTATGACCTTTAAATAACTGAACATTAACTTCATCAGTCTCTGTTTTATTATAAAGTCTATAATGTGAATAACCCATAGCATCAGTTTGAGGACTTAATATTTTAGGTTTCTTCTGAGTATAAGATAATACTCTACCGAAGTTACTGATACAATACGATTCAAAGCTCTGTATTACTACAAAGACTTCTCCTTCTAATTTTTCAATGTTGTAGTTAAATGCTGCCATTCTATTTTTTTTTAAGTTATTATTTATAAGATAAGAAATATTTATCTAACTTCCTACTTATACATATCTTACTTTTCCGAAAACTGTTTTGTTTTCTGAATTTTCTTTTTAATACCGAGAAGGACTTCAGCTTGTTTATCAGATAATTGTTTATAGGAAATAAGAGTACTTAGGAAGTTCATATCAAACTCTGAGAGAATATTAGAGTATTTCTCTCTCCAGTCTTTAAGATTATCAAGATGAAGAGGAGATATAGGAGTAAATTTAGTACCAGCACTGGTATCCTTTGTTACTGAGAAAGGATTAGGATTAGCATTAGTAGTTTTACTGGATAGTTTATCTTCTAGGAGAGAGACTCTTAGAGACAGATTCTGGATTACTTGTAATAATTGTTCTTGGTTCATAACGATTGATTTTATTGATTATAGTTTAATTCATATTGATGTTCGATATACTCTCTAGTAGATTTATAACTGGAAGGTATTTTCATTCCTAAAGAATAAGATCCTGTAGATATTAAAGAGTTAATTTTATCTTGAATATCTGAAAGAGTATCTTCTAAGAATATATCTTCTAATATAGTACTACCTACTACTATATCATTATTCTTTATTTCTTTTTTTATTTCTATATCTTCTTCTTCTTCTATATTGGCATTGCTTAGAGATGCTTGAGTACTAATATTCGATGCTTTAGAATGCTTAAGCATATTATCAAATGCTTGAGTATGTTTATGCATACGTTCTTCTTCAAGTCCTTTATGCTTAGACCATCTAGCATTAGCTGCATCTTTAGCCTTAGAGGATCTAGTTTCATAAGATTCTTTAGCTTTTTCATTAACAATAACAAACTCAGTCTGTATAGCTTTACGTAACATATCCAGACTTTTAACAGTAGTTGTAGTGTTAGAGTACAAACCTCTTACAAGCATACCGAACTCAGCATCTGAAAGATCATTAAAGTCTTCCATCCAAGCATCCTTAATTAAAAACCACTCTCTTTTCTTTTCCATAATTATTTAAAATAAGATGAGGATCAATCCAAAGGCTGCTGGAAGACAGACACTCTGAAAAGACCCTCTAATGTTTTTATTAACGCTTCCAGTCGTTACATATATAATTATACGAAATAAACCATTCCGAAGCAACTATTTGTAAATAAAATTTTCCCGAAGTAAAATAAAAGAGGGCAGCTCAGTTTCCCCAACCAACTGCCCCCTAATAAAAGTAGGAAAGGAGGAGGAGAAAAATAGAGACATGGCGTGTCGTGGATTACTTCATGAAAGTAAGTAGAATCAAAACTCCTCCTGTGTGTCCTTCCTATAATTAAATATAAGCAAAATACTATTCGGATACAACTAATAGGGAAAAAAATAAAATTATAGTTCATAAATTTATTTTATTCTATATAGAGTCTCCTCAAAAGGTAAACCGGCCTATTTATATTTACATGACAGTATTTTGTCATGGTAAAATCATTAATTTAATCAAACTATTATGAACAAAGAGATGTTAAAAACTTTGGTAAAACAACACTTCAATTTAGTTGAGGCTGTTCCAACTCCAGAGACTCAAACATTTGCTGAAGCTTCTTTGGTTGACGGTACTAAAGTATCTAATGATGAAGGTGCTGATTTCGCAATCGGTCAAACTCTATATGTAACTACTGAAGATGGAAGTAAAGTTGTAGCACCAGTTGGTCTACATACTACTGAATCTGGTATTGCTATAGATGTTGATGCTGAAGGTAAAATCGTAGGCATTCATCACCCAGATGCAGAACCACAAGGTTCATTAGCTATCGCAACAGAAACAGAAGCTGCAGCAGAGCAAGTAGCAATGGCAGAACATGGTGACACAGAAGGACCAGAAGTAGGTGATATCATCGAAGCTGTAGTTGCTGCTGTTAGACCAGAAATGGAAATGCTAAAACAAAAAATGGCTGATATGGAAGAGCAGATGAAAAAAGTATTTTCAGCTCCTGCATCAGAAAAAACACAAACTGCTAAATTCGGTAAAGAAGAGGCAGAAAAACAAACAATTGCTGATCCAATCAACGCTAAGATGGCTAAGATGGCAGTAGATGCTTTAAAAGCAAAGAAAAAATAACTTAAAACAAAACTAAAATTCAATCAACATGGGATTAAACGTATCAGCTCTTGCAGATTTTAACAATCAATTAGCAGGAGAACTATTAGTTCGTTCAGTATATGCTGGTTCTACAATGGAATATATCACTATCAAAGAAGGTGTAAAGTTCCAGGAACCAATTAACTTGATGGACGTAGATTTAGTAATTCAGGCGGGCACTTGTATAAGCAACCCTTCTGGTTCATTAGAATTCACACAACGTAACATTACTGTTACACCTCGTACATCTTTCGATGGCATCTGTTTAAAAGATATGGACAAGAAATACCTAGGTATTGCTGCATTAGAGCCAGGATCTTACTCAGAAACATTCGCTATGGCAGCTGCTTATGGCGATTTATTAGTTAACCAATTCCAAAAGAGCAACGATAAGTTCTTATGGAACGTTAATAACGGCTTAAGTGCTTTAACTTCAGGTTCAGCTCCAGCTAACACTATCGGTGTAGTTATTCCAGCTGCTATCACAGGTTCAGCATTCACATCTGGTAACGCATTAACAGTAATCGACACAATGATCGAAAACTTAGATGCAGACGTAGCAGATCGTGATGACTTAACAGTATTCATGTCAGTTAGCAACTTCCGTAAGTATGTAACAGCTTTACGTACAGCTAACTCTTTCTTCTTCGATCCAAGCTCTATTACTAACCGTGGTGGTGTATTAGATATGACGTATCCATTCCAAAACGTACGCGTAGTTGGTACTTCAGGTTTAACTGGTTCAGATCGTATTATCTTAGCTCCTGCTAAATATATCGTTGCTGGTACAGACTTGTTATCTGACTTCTCTGAGTTCCAAATGTGGTACGATATCAACACTGATCAATTAAAGCACAGAATCTCAACTAAGTTGGGTGTTCAGGTAGCTTATCCAGAGTACATCGTTTCTAACGCACGTAACTAATTAATTGAGAGCGAAACTGTAGAAAGGAGTAGCTCTCATTTTAAAATAACTAATTAAATAAACAAACACTATGGCTTGTAATATAACATCTGGCTTTACTTTAGGCTGTCGCGATAATGCTGGTGGTATCGATGAGATATACATCTTATCAGGATCTATCACATCTATCACAGAACCAACTGAAGGTTTAGCTACCGCTATCACAGGGTCAGGTAAATTCTATAGATTCGAATTACCACGTAACGTGGGAGACTTTACAGAAGTACCTACACCTTCAAATGAGAATGGAACTGTATTTTACGACCAGACAATTAACGTAGCTTTCCATAAGTTACAATCTTCTATCCGTAACCAAGTTAAAGTATTGGCTCAAAATCCAAGCTTGACTATTGTCGTAAAAACCAATAACGGAACTAGCGATCACGTAGGAGAATTCTTCTTAGCGGGTCGTTACAGAGGACTAACATTGTCTGCCGGTACAGGCGGAACTGGTACAGCGTTCGGTGACGCTAACCAATATGCATTGACTTTCAACGGTCAAGAACCATTACCATTCACTGAAATTTCAACTACCGGAACTTTAGCATCAGCATTGTCTGGTATCACAGTATCTAGTTAAGAATAAAACTTGAGGAAGGGGGTACGGGATCTTAGTAGGAACCCTGCCCCTTTTTTCTTATATTTAAGATAAAGGACGATATGGTTAACTTCTATAATCATGTTCCAGTAGGAACCCACACAGTATACCCGGACATTGATCCGATATACCTTAGTGATCCTTCTGGATCACTTAGAATAGTATTAGTACAGGATCTTGATAACTCTACGACAGAGATATATCCTACTGTTACTAACCAGCCTAACGAATTTAACCCTAGAGTAATTTTTAATGTTCCTTCAGGGAGTCTTCCACATCCTCAGGGTCTATACATGATGTATAGTTATGAAGGAACAAGTCCAAGTAATGTTTGGAACTTAATTGCAGAAGAATGGGAAATGATTACTAGTGAATGGCAAGATTCAGTTGTAGTTAACCAAAGATTAATTTCTACAGATAGAGCATGGGTTCAGGGCGTTAATGGGGTAGACATAACTATGTATACTGGTACCAATCAAACTGGCACATACACAACATATAATAACTAATATGGAATCACAAAATTCTAAAAAGTTTAATTTTCAAACAGTACTGCCTCAACAGGGTAGATCTTTTGATTTTCTAGAAACTAAAGGAGAAAAGAAATTTATAAAGTTTGGAAATGATAACTTATTTCCTCAACATCTTATCGATCTTTACAATAGATCAAGTATTCATGCAGCTGCTGTAAATGCTATTACCGAAGGTATAGTAGGTCAAGGTTTAACAGCTAATGTAGAGACTTATCTAGACCGTGCAAATTCACACGGGGAAACATGGAATGACTTATATGCTAAATTAGCTCTTGACTTTAAATTATACGGATCATTTGCTTTCGAAGTAATTTGGTCTAACGATAGGACTAAAATTGCTGAAGTATTTCATATTGACTTCTCTTATTTAAGAACTGAGGTAAAAGACTTTAGAGGTCACGTACCGGGATATTTTATAAGTTCAGAATGGGATAAAAATAGCAGATACGTTACAACAGGAATGAGACAGGATATTCCTTACTTACCTGTATTTAACGAAAAAAGAAAATACGACGAACCTAATCAAATATATGTAATGCGTAGCTATCGCCCTGGACAGGATTACTATCCTCTTCCGGATTATTGTGCTGCATTAAAGGTAATTGAATTAGATACAGAGATTGATAACTTCCACGTTAACAATATTAAGAACGGTTTAGCACCGTCGCTAGCTATTACAACTTTTATGAATGGATCGGAAGATCAGATTCAAGCTGTACGTGCTCAGTTACAAGGAAACTACGGAGGATCCAGTAATGCTGGTAGTCTCATCTATATGGATGTAGACGCACCTGAAAATGCACCAGTAATTACCCCGATTGCTCAAAATGGCGCTGACTCTTATTACGAGAATGTCAACGACATGACAACACAAAAAATATTAACAGCACACCGTATTACTTCTCCAATGATCTTAGGTATTAAAACTGAAGGTCAATTAGGGGGTAGACAAGAGGTGCTAGATGCCTATTTACTATTACAGAATACAGTAATTGTTCCTTTCCAACAAGACCTATTAAGAAGTCTTGAATCGATAATGCAAGTAAACTATCCAGATATAGTACTAGGTGTAATTCAAAAGAAACTATTTGCAGACGGCAAGGAAGAAGAAGAAGTAATTACTTCAGCAGAAACTACTGATGCAGAAGATGCAAATTTACAACAACCAGAAAATTTAGGATAATATGACAGACGTATTTTTAATATCAGAAGCAAAGCTTAGAGAGTTTACAGATATGGACAATAATGTCGATACTATGCTCATTAAGAATGCTATTAGAGAGGCACAAGATATACCTCTTCAGCAATGTATTGGTACTTTGTTATATAATCAGATTTTAAACCTGGTAGAGACAGGAGATATCACTCAGGGACAGTATTCTAACTATAAGTACTTATTAGATGCTTATATTCAAGATTTTTTACTTTACGCAGCATACTGGTATTCATTAGACTCTATCTACTTACGTGCTAGAAACAATGGTTTGTTAGTACCTAATGGTGGTGAGAATTCTATTGCTGCAGATCGTTCTTTATATAATGTAAAGAAACAAACAGTAGAAAATAAAATGAATTACTATAATGATAGATTAACTAACTATATTATAGAAGAACAAGCTTTATTTCCTGAATTAAATGCTTCTAATAAACTATATGATCAGTTTCCTGATTATAATACAAAATATAGAAATCCATTTGGTTTCGCAAGATCTACATTCTATAAAGAATTAAGAAGAAGAGGAATACAGACTTACGATAGCCGTTTCCCACAATTTCCGCAAAACGAATATAAAACAAGATAATATACTATGGGATTCAATCTTACAGGTACGCAGGTAAAAGACACCTATCAAAGACTTGCACAAATATCAGGTTCATACCTTAACGACGGTACAGGATCGGTTATTACAAACCTTACTGTAACCTCCTCTTATGCAAGTGTTGCAAACTCAGTAGCTTATACTAACATAACAGGTAAGCCAACTTTAGTATCAGGTTCAGCTCAGATCGTTATTGGCTCCACAACAGGTAACTTATCTGGAAGTAGAGTAATCGGTGCTGTAGCAGGAACTGTTGCTTATGCAAACATAACTGGTAAACCAGCCCTAGTATCAGGATCAGCTCAGATCGTTATTGGTTCTACAACAGGTAATTTATCTGGAAGTAGGGTAATCGGTGCTGTAGCAGGAACTATTGCTTACGGTAACGTAACTGGTAAACCAACCTTAATATCAGGATCAGCTCAAATAGTAGATCTTGGCTTTGCAACTACTGGATCAAATACATTTATAGGTAATCAAGCAATACAAGGAAACGTAACGTTTGTAAGTAGTAGCTTTATCTCATCTAATAACCAATCTGGAAGTATATACATTTCAGCACTAAACGCTGGAACACTTTATTTAAACTCCGATGGCGGTGAAGGTAATGTTAATGTTGGATATAATGGATGGGGTGGTATATTAAATGTAGAAGGTAATGTAACTATTGAAGAGACATTAACAGTAACGAATATACAAGGTACAGGAAGTTTATTATTACAACCTAATAATGCTGATCAAAGAGCATTTGTAATTTATAATACAGCTCCGTCAGATATACATATAGGAAGTACTTCTACTCCATATATATTTTTTGGAGACGATACTAACTACTTAAAAATTGATCAACCCGTTGGACAGATTACTATTGAAGCTACTGATGAGATATACTTAACTACAGATACATCAGTTATCGGGGACTTAATTGTTTCTGGTACTTTCTATCCAAACATAGTTAACTTTTTTAGTAGTTCAATAGCACAAAGTACAGGCTCATACGTTCTTACAACAAGTACCGCCGGTGTAGTACAATATGATACTTACCAAAATGTAGCCGATGCAGTAGAATCATATATACAAATTAACAATATTTCTGGTGATTTATCTGGAAGTAGAGTAGTAGGCGCAGTTGCTAATGCTACTAACGCTGTTAGTGCATCTCATGCTATTACAGCAGATACAGCAGTTAGTGCATCTCATGCTATTATAGCAGATACAGCAGGTAGTTCATCTACAGCATTTAGTGCATCTTATGCAACAACTGCAACATCTGCTTCTTTTGCAAACCAGGCAAACAGTGCTTTATCCGCTAATCAAGCTACATCTGCTTCTTACGTAACAGAGGCAGTAGTTGCTAAGACAAATCAAAATAACACATTCGGAGGTAACCAAACCTTTAACAATATAACAGTAAACGGAACAGGTTCATTTGCTTACATTTTACAAGTAACAGGATCTATAGTTAAGACTGGTGAAAACTTTATACAGTTAAACACAGATAGTCCAGTTCAAAGATTTGGAGGTATTAAAGTAGTAGATTCAGGATCTTTACAGACCGGCTCTATTATATGGGATTCATTAGAAAATCATTGGATATACGAAAGTACTGCAGAGGGTACTTATGGAGCAGGTGGATTCTTATCCGGGCCTAGATCTACAGATATCTTTAACGTTCTTTATCCTACTGTAAATAAAGTATTAAAATCACAAGGTGAAGATCATGTAGTTGATTCTAGTATCACAGATACAGGAGTAAAGGTAGACTTTAGTACTAACGTAATAGTAACAGGATCAGTAGAAGCATCAGCAGGATTTATAGGTAATGCAAGTACAGCAACATCTGCTTCTTTTGCAAACCAGGCAAACGGTGCTTTATTCGCTAATCAAGCTTCTTCTGCTTCTTATGTAGCAGGTCAAGAGGATTATGCTAGAAAGAGCCAATCGAATATCTTTACTCAAAGACAGACTTTAAAAGCAGGTGCTAATGTAACAGGTAGTTTAACATTTAATATTACTGAGTACGAAGGTATAGATTTAATGCAAGGTGATTATACTATACCTACATTTTCTACACCAATTAGATTCTTCTCAGGATCTGTTAAGAGAGATTATAATAGTAACAAGTGGGTAAATATGCAAGTAACTCCAGGTAGTTTACCTTGGGTGGCAATATCTTCATTCCCGGAGAATTCGCACTTTTTGTACTTGCAACCAGCATATACTTCTGGAACTGGTAGAAATAGAATTTCATTCGAATCACAGATAGCAGGATACGATGCAGGATTACAAATTAACGACGCTGTTTACATAACAGGATCTTTAAGAGTATCAACTACTTTAGATGTACTAGGTAAAACAACCTTTAGCGATCAAGTAGTAGGATCAGTTGCGGCTATAACTCTATCTTCAAATACAGGATCTCTAGACTGTAGCTCAGGAAACTTCTTTACAATGACTTTAGGATCAGGAGTAAATACATTCTTCAATCCTTATAACATACATGCAGGTCAAACGATAAATCTACAGATCACTCAGAACGGTACTACAGCAGGAACTATATCATTCCCATCTACAGTTAAATTTGCAGGAGGAACTGATTACGTAGCCTCTACAGGACTAGGAGCAATAGACGTCCTTACCTTAGTATCATTCGACGGAACTAACTTACTAGCAACAGCAGTTAAAAACTTATCATAATATATGAGTATATTCGCACCATTTGCTTTCCAAGCAGAAGAAGCAGCAGCCGGATTCGGTCCCTGGAATGGTACTTTTGGAACTGGTTTTAATAATACAACTACTTTCCTAACTAGAAATAATTATGATGGCGGTTTAATAATTTGTGGTTCTTTTACTACCTATAAAGGAAACACTGCATTAAGGATAGTAAAATTAGATATAAACGGTACTCAACAAACTTTAGATACAACAGGTACTACTTTTGCAAGTAATGCTACTAGATGTGCAGCTGTAGATACAGCAACAGGTAGATTATTTGCTGGAGCACAATCATCTACTTACTTTAGAGCATGGGACGCAGCCGGTGTAGAAGATACTGGATGGCCAACATTTAATGGTGCTATCGTAGATATGAAAATTAACGGCGGTTATCTTTACTGTGTAGGAAACTTTACAACCGTAAACGGTAATACCACTTATGGTAACTTCGTAAGAATAAATTTAACAACTAAAGCAGTAGACGCTTCATATACGTATTTAACTAAAACGGTATCGAACGCTAATGAAGCTTGGTATATAGACTTCGACACAGCTAATGATAGAATGTACGTAGGTGGACCATTTACAACTATAGATTCAGTAGGTATAAGATTCTTATATAAAATTGTATTATCTACAGGTGCAAGAGATACTTCTTGGGTGCATAACCAATTAGTAAGAACTACTTCTACATCATTATCATTCTCACCAGTCGTTCAAAGTGACGGTAAAGTAATGGTAGGAGGAGCCTTCCTTCAAAAAGTTGTTAGTGGAGTAACTTCTAACGGATATAATATAGCTCGATTAAATGCAGACGGTACAGTAGATACTGGGTATAATATTCCTACAGCCGGGGAGTTAGGGTTTGGTACTAGAACAATAGGTACTTTTTCAACAGGTAAGTATTTATTTCCTGGTAATTTTAGCAGTACTCAATTACCTTATATGCCAGGATGGGTAGGTACTAATTATAACCAAAACGGATTCATAAGAATAGATAATGACGGTGATTATGATGCTACGTTATATTATCCTACTGCAATGGGAGTAACAGTACCAACTCTAAGTAGAAGAAGTGTTACTAATAACTTAATTCAATCAGACGACACATTTATATGCACTTCAGCAGGTAATAGATGGCAAAACTCAGAAGTCACTAACTACATATATGCAATGAATGCAGACGGAACATTAAGAACATCAGCATACCTGTAAAAGGTATATATATATATATAATTAAGAAGAGATCTCAAAAGGGTCTCTTTTTTGTTTCCGGATATACTGACTAATTATATAAAAGGGTTGGAAGTCTACTTTATTTTCCGTATATTAAAAATAAAAAATGGGTGCTGAATATATGAAAATGTACTATAAAAGAAGGAGAGATGCATCTCCTTATATAGTATACTATCTACCGAAAGAAGATTATTACGGTCACACTAAAGATATAATTAACAGAATGTACCTGCATAGAGCTAAAGGCAGAGATACTTCAGGGTACATTATATTACACGAATTCGATAATAAAGAGGATGCTCTTATAAAAGAGCAACATTACCAGAAGAAGAGTTTAATATGTACGGCGTGTAATAAAGAAAAAAGATCAACTCACTTTTTAAAAGGATATAAAGGGATAGAAGGCTACAAAGATTATTCAGACATATGTGTAGACTGTCACCAATCAGGTACAGTTTATAATTACTCTGTTATAGATATATTTACCGGAGATGTCTATACTAACGCTAATACTTTTGATGAAATAGGGGCAGTTTTTAATCTCTCAGGGGAACGTATAAGACAGCTTTGTAATAAAGAACGATTAATAAAAAAACGATTTAATGTCAGAATTAACAGACGAAGAAAAGAAGAAGATATTAGAAAAAGAACTTACAAGGATCTATCCTCAGTTACAGATTAACATGACTAAGGTATGTGGGTATAATGCCCCTCTATGGGCGGATGATTTACTAGTAGTAGGCTTAGAGTATTGGTTAGCGAAACCTTTGGAGCAACAATGGAAAACTCACTTGGATGGTAAAATAGAGAATTTTATTACTTACATTTGTTCAGTACAGGTAAGATCAGGAGGTAGTAAATTTTATACTCAGTACAGAAAACCAAGCATACAATCTAGAGAGTTATTTGATAATTACAAATACGTAGCAGACGAAGATATAGAAGAAGAATACGGATTAGTAATTGATTGTATGAAAAAGCAAATAGAATTACTTAACCCATACGAGAAGATGTTAATAGAGGAGAAGATAATTCAAGGTAGATCCTACGCATATATAAATCAGAAATACAATATACATAACGGGCATCTACTCAGAGATATAAAAAGAATCGTTAAACAAATTCGAACTAAATGCAAACATTGCTTTGACCTATGATACTAACATTAACAATAACAATCGTGATATTATCTTTAACCGTCTTATACCTAGTATCACCTAAAGTGATATCTTATATTAATCAGAAGAAGAAAGAAAGAGAGGAACAAGAGGTAACACGTATACACAAGATTATAGAAGACTATCTAAAAGAGATTATTAATGATTAAAGAAATCCTAGGATTAGCCATAATAGCAGTACTAATTACTAGCTGGTATGAACCTATACAAGGAATAAAGAATCGTATACTCCAGAAATTAAATGTGGGGTGGATAACAAAAATCTTTACTTGTCCTAAATGTATGGGCTTAATCCTAGGTACTATAGTAACTCAGAATTTATACTACGGAGTAATTATTTCTCTCACAGCGTATATTATAAACCACACAATCGATAGAATAGAATCATGGTATATGACTTAACACCAGAGCAGGATAAATGGTTAGAAGAGGTATTTAAACCGACAATGCATTTAACAATTAGAGGCCAGGTCTTAACAAATTATTACGAGGCAGAGATGTTATTTACAGGAGCTAAAAAGCATTTAACCAGAGGATGTAGTTGCGAATTAGGAGGATTAAAAACAAAAGTTGTAGATTTATATAATCGTTATGCAAAGAAAAAAGAAGAGGCTTTATCAAGATCAGACCGGGATATGGTGTCAACCAATTCGTAGAAAGAGTAAAAAAGACTACTACACAGAAGACGACTACATACAGGCAGAATACTTCATATACAACAATCTTCCTTTTTATAGTTCAACAGAAAGATTACCACCAGCCATAGCCCAAGAGGCATTACTAGAGGGAGAAGAGTTTACACTTATACCAGGAGTATCAGAGAGATATGTAATAACTAATAAGTATAGAGTAGTATGTGTAAAGACTAGTAGAACAGTTAAACCTTTTATGTCTTATAACTACCATTACGTTATAGTAGCCAATAGACAGGTTAATATGAGGAAGGTATATCAAGAGAATAACTGGGAGTATAATTATGAAGAGGTAGTTGATTTATACGATGAAAAAGGATGGACTTATCTAGATTATAGACTTAAGCATGCCCCAAGACAGAAAAAAGTGTTGATCACTAACGAAGAAGGGTAGCTATTTATCTAATGATAATATAATAACATACACACATGAGCGATAAAGATAGACATTCAAAGACAGAAGTAGAGAGGAGAGTATCCCAATGCTTTAAATTAAGATATGAATCTACTCCTTCTATCAAGCAAGAGGAATGGGTTCAATACTGTCATGAGAATTACGGGGATAGATCCGAACAACAATATTGTGATTATTGGGCATCAGCTAAGGCTAAATACGATACAGGGTGGAAAGAAAAATTAAACTCTTTATTAGGTCCAGCTACCGAAAGAATTGAGCAATTACTTGCATCCGATAATACCAATGATCATAAAGAAGCAATTAAAATGGTTTATAAGTATACAGGCAATGATATAGAAAGACAAGAGATCAAATCAGAGTCCGTAATTAAAGTAAGTTTTACTTCAGATGGAGATTAAGTTATTTAAACCTTTCCCTAAACAGAAAGAGATTATTGATTCCTTTATTTCTTCAGATCACTTATTTGGAGTAATAGTAGCACCCCGTGGATCCGGAAAGACTCTACTAGCAGAGAACATGATGTTATTTTGGCTATTAGATAATCCTAACCAAAAAGGAGGATGGATCTCACCAATATATAATCAAGCAAAAAATGTTTATGATCAAGTTGTTGAAGCAGCTCGTGATATCATTGTACAAAGTAATAGACAAGATCTTCACATATCTTTTAGTAACGGCAGTAGTCTTAAGTTTATTAGCAGCGATAATCCTGACACTATACGAGGGTTTCGTTTCCATTATCTCATACTTGACGAGGTTGCTTTCATAAAAGAGAATACTATACAATCAGCTATACTACCTACACTCAATCCTAACGGTAAGAAGTGTCTCCTAGTGTCTACACCAAGAGGTAAGAATCATCTTTATACTTGGTACCTAAAAGGTAAAGACAGTTCGGCAGATACGATTTCTTTTAAAATACCTTTAACGGAATGCCCGTACGTAAATAGGAACTTAATAGAGGAAGCTAGAACTAGTTTACCTCCTGATATCTTTAAGCAGGAATACTTAGCTGAATTTACCGATGCATCATCTGATGTATTCGTAGGAATTGAAAGAGTAGCTTCTGTAGGTATCTTTGATCTATCTAGAAAGGTAGATGTCTTTGTTGGTATAGATACAGGACTTCAAGATGATATGTCAGTACTTACTTGCATAGATACTATGGGTAGGGTAAAATGGATTGAATCTCTTAACAGAGAAAATATAAGTACTATTGCAAATAGGTTCATAAGTATACTGTCTAACTACAATGTAGTGGGTGGTTATATTGAGACAAACGGTATAGGTAGAGGAATGTGGGACTTAGTATCTAAGAAATTTAATAAGCTTAAGGAATGGAATACCACTCAAGATAATAAGACGGATATGGTTAGAAAGCTTATAGCAGATATAGAGAGTCTAAATATAGAATTACCTTCTATAGACTTATGTCCAGAACTACACCAGCAGATGGGAGCTTATACTTACAGATTATCCGGAAATGGTAAGCTTACTTTTACTCACCCTAATGGAGGAAAAGATGACTTTGTGGATTCGCTTTTACTAGCTAATTATAGTAGAGTAAGGTTTCTAGAAAGAAAACCAATAACAGTAATTCAAGCACAGACGGTAAAGCCGACTTGGAGTTACAAATAAAATTTCGTATATTAGTAATATGAAAGTATGTAAAAAATGTAATCAGGAAAAAGAGTACTTAGAGTTTTATAAACATAAAGCGACTAAAGACGGATACGACTCTTGGTGTAAAGCCTGTAATCGTAATAGTTACCAAAACGGCAGACTTAAAGATCCAGCAACCTTTTATGCTTACGTAAAGAAGTCTAGGGTTTCCACAGAAGATGGTTATCATAGTGTGTATCTTTTACCTTATGAACATTATGTAGGTACTAGCAAAAACATAGTTTATAGAATGACTGGCCATCGTAATAAAGGTAAGGATATAAGTAGTTATATTGTACTAGGAAGATTCAAACATAGAGACGAGGCGTTACAGTTAGAGAAAGTATATCACAGTCAAGGCTATAATGGTAAGCATATTAACAATAGCTACAAATAATCACAGTTACTGGCAATAGACCAAATAATATTTAATAGTATGAAAAAGACAGTAGAAGTTAAGATACCCGAATATATTACTATAGGTAAATACCAGCAAATGAATAAGCTGGAGAGCCTTAGTGAACTAGATCGTATCGTAAAGATAATTTCTGTAGTTACAGGTTTAGATTCTAAAGAGGTTAGAACTTGGGACTTAGAAAGCCTTACAACTGTATCAACTGCAGTAGGAGAGGTAGTAGAACGTAAAGGAGAGTTTCATGCCGTATTAGAATTCGGAGATCAATTATATGGATATAGTAACCTATCAGACTTTTCTTTAGGTGAGTATATTGATTTAGAAGAGTACCTTAAAGATCCAACAGTTAACTTGCAGAAGATAGCTGCTTTATTGTATCGACCCATAACCAAGCATAACTTCGGTAAGATCTCTTTCTTAGTTAAGAACAGTATCAAAATAGGTAATAATGCCGTAGAGAATGTTTTTGACCACTACACGTTAGAGCCTTATGATAACGAAAAGGTAGCAGATAGACATGAAACGTTTAAGCAGTTTCCGGTACACATAGTATTAGGTGCCCTGGCTTTTTTTTTCGCCGTAGGAAGTCAATACTTGAAAAGTATAGCATCTTCGGAGACGGAGACGATAGATCCGAAGGGGACAAAGATGATAGACGAGGCAATGAAAACTCTTTTAGCGAGCATTGGGGGTGGTGGGGGACTATATACTCACTCTCCAAGTCTAACATACTTTCAATTTCCGGTGACAGAGCCATCACTGATATAAATTTTATAATGGTATTAAACTATCTAGAGATAGATAAAGATTATCAACAAGAAGATGCCAAGAGGCAGAAAATGATAAACAATCAAACTAGAATACGATGAGTAAAAAAATAAAACCAGAAGAATTACAAGACCTTACTACTGAGGAATTAAAAGAAGTAGTAGTAGGTGCTGTTGTAGAGATATTAGGAGATGAACTTATAATAGTAGAAACTCCAGAATTAGATAAATTAGAACCTCCAAAGTTTATCTCTTCAGATGAAACTAATGCTAAGTTTATATCAACGGTATTAGGCTTTAAAGCTAAAGGATATAATCATAATGCTATTGGTGCTATGATGGGTATTGATAGTGATTTAGTAAAAGAGATATTCGAAAGTGGAAGATAATTTAATTATACCGACTAAGCCGGAATTCAAGATACATACTAATGATCATTTTGATTATATGTGTAATAAAATTATTGAGATGCATCATAAAAGAATGGAGGCTCACCATATAGCCTTTCATACGAATTTAGAACTTAGTCTTATAAAAGACATTTTAGAATATATTAAGACAAACGAATATGCCAGCAAATAGATCATACGAAGATATAGTAAATCACTTCCAGGCAGCATGTGATACTAACTTAGCGGTAGCTTCCTTTACAACAGGACCTATTGACTATTTAGATTCATCTGCTGTAAACAGGTATTATCCTTTTGTATTTTTACGTCCTATGTCTTCTATAGGCGTTCAAGGTAATACTAAGACTTTATCTTTTGAGTTATACTCTTTAGATATACCTAAATTATCAGACGGTAATGCTTTAAAGGTAATGTCGAATACAGAAGAGATTTTATATACTATAGCTTCTTATTTTACTTTAGGTCCAGATCAAAAGTATTATGATTTAATTATCAATACAATAACACCAGTAAACGAAGCATTTCAAGATAGAGTATTTGGATGGGTAGCTGATATAGACGTTGTTACTCCTTATACATTAAACTATTGCGATTTTCCAACTAGACCATAATGGGTAAATATTTAAACCAAGCAATAACAGAAGTAGGAGTACTTATAGTAGAAGGTCTTAGAGAGTCTCTATTTCAAAAAGGTATCTCTAGCTCTGGAGATTTAGCTGCATCTATCAAACCTATAGTAACTATAGAGAAAGGTAAAGCAACTATTCTTCAAATACAGATGGCCGGTTATGCTCAGTTCGTAGAAGAAGGAAGAAGAAAGGGTGCTAAGCAACCTCCTAGTTCGGCCATTAAAGAATGGATACAACAGAAAGGGATTACTAAGCCTTCAAAATATAGTTTAGATAGTTTTGCGTTTGTAATAGCCCGTAGTATATCTAGAAAGGGTATCAAGCCAAGACCATTTATTCAAACAACGGTTGACTCAACAATGAAAAATAAAGGATACGATTTATTATTAGATGGTATCTTAAAAGACTTAATAGCAGTATAATATGGCAGTAGCAATAAGACAACAGCCTCAAAGTCCTAATGCCGCATTTGGTACGTTACCTTATGTGGTATCTGGAAGTAATGCTCTTACTTTACCTCAGTATCAATTTGTAATTGATGTACAGGATGAAAATAAGACTATACTAACCAGATTAAGACAATATCCTAATCCATCTGGGCAATGTGTAATAGATGTAGCAAATATAGTATCAGATTACCTTAGTGTAACTCCCGGCTTTGTTGAAGGTCCTGGGTTTATGTCTACAGGTGTTAGAGGAGATGATACTTCTAATAAAGTATTTAGAGTGGCATTCGGAGAAGAGTATGGAACTTCTATATCTTCTTCTGTAACAATATATAACGGTAAAGGATCTCCAGGTGCACCAGGTGTATCAGGATCAAATCAAGTTATTTATTCAGCAGTAAACGAACCAAACACAACCGAGTGGGATGACTTAAGGTTCATTACAGGAACTAGAATGTCAGATAATCCATTAGGTCTAACTCAAGCTACTGCTGTTCCTTTTGATAGAGAAGACTTTGGAAGTATATCTTTTATAAATAATCAAGGTAATTATGGAGGCGGTACTGTATTGGTAGGTAATGTAGTAGTAACAGTATATAATGCTGCAGGTGGAGTCTTAAAGACAGGTTCAATAGGAACAGGAGCAAGTAAAGTAGGTAATAAAGTAGATATAGGAGTAGGTCCTAGAAATCTAGGATATATTGACGGTGGTTGGTATGCTGTTATGGATGGTCAATGGGACAGTATTGACTATTGGAAATCAGAAGTTAACTATACTATTGGCGGTGTATCAGGATCTAAAACATACTACTACGAAAGAAATAAATGTAACTACTACGAATATAACTCAGAGTTTAACTTTGTTAACAGGTATGGTGCATGGGACTTTTATAAAGTAAATTATCCTTTTACACAAAATACAGCCGTTAAAAGAGATACTTGGACTCAACCTAGAATTAATTATTCTACAAGCACAGCTAATGCTGGTAACGATGTATTTAGAAGAGGAGAGCAACAGTATTATACTTCTTATACAGATACATTTAGTACTACAACTCCTCCTTTATCAGAAGATGAAGCAGACTTCTTAGCTCAGATGATGGAATCACAAAACGTATTCTGGATTGTAAAGCAAGATTTTGTTCCCTATAAATTACAAGAACCTATTGTAATAACCAATAGTAATTATACTTGGTGGACTAATCCAAGAGGGCAGAAATTATTTCAATTCACATTTGAGTGGAGATTAGCTAATCAAAGAAGATCTAGAACATAATGCAACAAAACGACGTAATTATAAGAGCCACTTACGAGGGAGTAGTCTATGACTTAGATGTCAATATAGATACTCCTATCCGTCTTAATATCTCAGCAATTGAGAACTCAGAGATCGGATCAACGTTTGGTGTCTCTTCACAAAACTTCGAGTTACCGGGAACCAATTTAAACAATCAGTTCTTTAGACACGCTTACATGGTAGGGGCAGATAACGTCCCTGCACTGTACCAATCTGTATCTGCTAAGGTAATATACAACGGTCAGAGTTTAATGGCTGGCGACATGCAGCTATCGGAGATTATAGCAGATGAGTACGGGTATGTAAGCTATAAAGTAACAGTAAATG